GTTGGCGTTTTAACGGACAAGTCCATGCAACTCTCTGGCATGGCTACGGCAGTCGTGGAACATAGGCAGGGTGCATCTATCGACGATGCCGCCAAGATGATCGCAGAGGCTAAATCTCGCATCGCTAGCAAGGTGAAAGCGCAGGCAGTCGAGGCTGAAATCGTAGCATGAAGTGGCGCACCCACCAGATCCTTTCCCCGCCGACCGATGAGGAGATTGCCCTCATGGAACCTACAGACCTTGTGGAGTTGCACAGGGTCTACCACGAAGCCGTGGACAACGCAGAACGCGACCCGTACCGCTTTGGCTTCCGACTCCCCCACTGGGCGAAGGCAGAGGATCAGCTACAGGAGGTAAATGAAATTGTGGCACTGGGAGGCAACCGTTGCCTTGCTCCAGAGCAGGAGATTTACGACCCTGTATTCAAGCAAAGCAAGCGAGTTGACGAACTGGAATCTGATTTCCATGTCCAAGCATGGGATGGCGAGAAAGTTGTAATTGCCAAGGCGCAACCATCATTCAGAAAAAACAAACAAGAGATTTACGAGGTGATTCTAGACAACGGAGAATCATTCCGATGCTCAAAATCGCACCTTGTATTGCACAAACTTGGGTGGATGCCAGTTGGAGACATCAAGCTGAACGACGAGCTTTCAAGCCCATTCTGCGCTTGCCCTCTTCAGTCCAATTCGGAACACAACCCTTCAGTGTTACCTCAAGATGACGGGCATTGTTCTCAAACAACTCAAGATTCTCAATGCGATTATCGTCTTTCATTCCGTTCTTGTGGTGAACAACTTCCGAGCGGGTTAAATGCCGACCAAGATGCTTCTCCATCACTAGACGATGCTCAAGGATATAGCGAGTGTGCTTGCGAGCGTTCGGGTGGTTTGGGCAATAAAGCTCAATGTACCCGTCCTTGTTCACAATCCTGCCACCTTTCCATTCGGGATGTCCTTCGCCGCTTCGTGGCCCTGTCCGCTGACATTGTATCCCGTGCTTTCTGCAAACCTTGTAAATCAGCTTGGGGGTCACGCGTGGATCTAGCTCCTTTGCCAGCCTTTCCGCGATATTCGCTTGAGTCCATCCTTCAGCAATCCAAAGGCGTATTTGATCTACTGGGTAAGTTATTGAGTTGTGCTTCGACATACCGACACCCTATCTATTCCCGCCGAGTTGTCAAGATCAATTACCTCCGAGAAGATTATGTCTGGGATTTCCATGTACCAACCTACAATAATTACATTGTAGCAGGTGTTCCCCAACACAACTCGGGCAAAACCCAGTGGGGTGCATTCTCCGTGGTGCGTGCTGCTATAGAAAACCCCAATGCCGAGATCATGTGCTTCGCACAGACATCCGAGGTTAGCATCCGTCAGCAGCAGAGTGCCGTGTGGGATTGGCTCCCAGCAGAACTACGCACGAAGCAGACTTCCTCCGGAACATATATCAGCTATACTAAAAAGAATGGCTTTACTGACTCATCGCTCATCCTACCCAACGGTTCTCAGATTATATTCAAGACCTACTCCCAGTACCAAAACAATCCTACCATCTTGGAGGGAGCGGAGTTGGGTTCTCGCTCTCCTAATTGGCATAATGTGGGCGTTTGGCTGGATGAGTATCTGCTTGGCCCTGAGTTGATCAACACCCTGAGGTTCCGACTGGCAACCCGCAACGCAAAGCTACTGCTGACTTTCACCCCGATTGACGGGTACACGGAGGTGATCAAGGAATACCTAGACGGAGCAACCAGCATAGAAAGCCGCGAGGCGGAACTGCTAAATGGTGAGCTTGTCCCCTATGTCCAGCGCAGCAAGAAGCGAAATGCATCCGTGCATTACTTCCACTCACAGGACAACCCTTTCGGTGGCTACGAGCGGATTAAGGAGACTTTGGTTGGTCGGCCTAGGGAGGAGATCCTAATTCGTGCGTACGGGGTTCCAGTCAAGTCCCATGCCACCAAGTTTCCCAAGTTCAACAAGGAGGTCAATGTGGTTGAGCCTCACGCTATTCCGACGAAAAATGTGACGCGATACCATATTATTGACCCAGCAGGAGCCAAAAATTGGTTCATGTGTTGGATTGCCGTAGATGCATCTGGAACATTCTGGGTATACAGGGAATGGCCGGGTGTAGATGTGGGCGATTGGGCCGAGTGGCGCGGTGGAAAGTGGGTTGCTGGGGATGGAGCAAAAGGGCAGGGCTACGGCATCCGCGACTATGTTGAGCTTATAAAAGACCTAGAGGGTGACGAGGAGATCATGGAGCGTCTGATTGACCCCAGACTTGGGGCAGCTAAGTATCAGTCAGCAGATGGGGCATCATCCATTATCGAGGATTTGAACGACGAGGGCATCGTGTGCATCCCCGCTCCCGGCTTGGAAATCGACGATGGGTTGCAAGCTTTGATCGGGAAAATGTCTTGGAATGTAACTATGCCGTCAGATTCGGTCAACCGACCGCACTTTTATGTCAGCGAGGAGTGTGAGAACATTATCCAAGCTTTGAGCGAGTACACGGGTGACGGTGGTCTGAAGGAGGCATGGAAAGACCCGATAGATGTTCTGCGCTACGCTGCCATCTCTGGTATTGACCATGTGGATGGGTCGCATATAGCTGTAACTAGACAAGGCACAGGAGGATACTAACCATGAAAACAACGAAAAAAGCAGCAAAGAAGGTGGCCAAGAAGGTCGCGCCAAAGGTGGAACCACAGGAAGAATCGGCAATTCAAGCCACAGAACCCGCACCTGAGCCTCTGGAGGTTACGGTTATTGGACTCGCAATTAACCCAAGATATGTATATGCAGGGTTGGATGGGAATCGCATTGCCGTCGAAGTTCCCGCAAGAATGTCCCAGCGACTGCTCAACAAGACTATTAAAATCAACAGGAAATTAGACTCCGACACCTACGAATTATATCATGGAAACTGAAGAAATGTCAGAAGCCTTGGAAGGCGAAGCTTTGATCTATGTGGATGCCGAGCCAGATGTGCGCTCGCTTTCTTATGCCTACGAGTCTGCACTTATCGACCTCGACGAGTATTTCCAATCCTGCCTGCGCTCCTATGACGAGAGGCGTAATATCTGGGAGGGTAAGAGCGATGACCTCCGCAAGCATGGTGCTAACGCATTCCCGTGGGAGGGAGCTTCCGACCAAGAGGTGAATGTGATTGGCGAGCGAATTGACACCTATGTGGCGTTGTTTGACCAAGCCCTGCAACGCTCCCACATTAAGGCATTCCCGACTTCGATGGCATCTATGCCACGGGCGGCGATGGTCAGCGGCTTCCTGAAGTGGATGCGTTCCTCGTATATCCCAAATTTCCGCGACCACATGGAGTTGGGGGCTAACTACCTGCTTGAAAAAGGCCTCATGATCTCGTATGTTGGCTGGCAGCGGGAGTCCCGCACCTACCTCCAGACAATGACTCTGGACGAGGTCGCACAGGCGGCCCCAGAGATGGTTGACCTGCTCATGGACGAGAATGCCACGGAAATGGCCCTAGGATTGATTCTGGCGGCATTTCCTGCTCTTTCGGAGAAGAGAGCCAAAAAGGCCCTCAAAGACCTCAGAAGCAAAGGTGAGGCCCAAATACCCGTTCCTAGGGTTACGGTCGACCGCCCAGTCGTCCATTCCTGCGCTCCAGACGGGGAGGTGATATTCCCCCCCTATGTTTCTGATCCCCAGCGGTCACCCTACATCTTCTGGAGAACTTTCCTAACCGCCCAAGAACTAGAGAAAAAAGTCACCAACGAAGGCTGGGATGAGGAATGGGTGGACAATGCCATCGACAAGCTTCGCGGCAAGGACTCCATGTACCTTGACGGTGAGAAGGTCAAAAATGTCACCCGCCTACCCATCACGGACGACAATGACCTCGTTATGGTTGTCTATGGCTACCAGCGTTTGATCGACGAAGAGGATGGCAGCGAGGGCATCTACTGCACCGTATTCCACCCCAATGCCGAGGGATACGCCAAGCACGAACTGCTTAACGGATATGACGACTATCCATTTGTGGTAACTCGTTTGTCTAATAACCAGAAGCGCATGTACGAGGTGCAGACCTTCGGGGACATCCTCCGTGGGGCGCAACTCCAGATCAAAAACGAGCGTGACTCGCGTGTTGACCGTTCATCTCTGTCAACTTTGCCACCCCTCATGCACCCCGCTGGCAAGCCTCCCTCCGACTGGGGGCCGGGCAGGCGCATACCATATCGTCGTCTGGGTGAGATCCAGTGGGGGCCGACACCACCACCCGACAATGGTTCCGTAGAGGTTGAGGTTTCGATGATCGGACAAGCTGACCGCAGCGTTGGTCTTGACCTTAACAATCCTCTCTCGTCCATGCGTCAGCAATACTTTGTGTCCAAGTTCTTGGATCATGTGCGTGATGTTCTTGGACTAGCGTGGAAACTCTACCAACGAATGGGGCCAGATGAGGTATTCTTCCAAGTTACTGGAAACCCCAATCCGCAGGTTATGACCAAGGGTTCTGCTGACGAGAATTTCAGCATCGTGGTGAACTTCGACTCCCAGAGCAACGACCCAGAGACTGCGGAGACGCAGTTGAAAAACATGGTGTCATTGGTGCAACTCGACCGCAACGGAATCATGGATGTCAACAAGCTGCTTGAGTTTACGGCATCGAGCATCAACCCAATCTTTGCCGACTATGTCCTGCAACCAGCAGAGGAAGCGCAGCAGAAGGTCATGAAGAATGTCACGGACGACCTCGCCAAAATCTTCGCTGGCATCGAGGTTCCTGCCCAGCCCAATGGCGCACAGATCGCAATGCAGCTTGTGCAAGCGTATGTCCAACAACCGGATGTCGCACAACGCGCACAATCGGACGAGGCATTCGCAACGCGACTCCAGAAATACGCCAGTCAATATGAATTTATGATGCAGCAAGCTCAAAATGCTGAGATTGGTCGCGTAGGAACGGCTCCGGCCCAGATGGGTGGAATGCAAACCCAAGGAATGCAGCAGTAATGGAAAAGCGTTTCAAAAAGGTAGTCACCAACCCGGAGACTGGTCGCAAGAAGACCGTTCGATACGGGCAAAAGGGAGCCACGATTAGCCCCGGCTCAAAGCGGGGTGACAGCTATTGCGCTCGTTCCGCTAAAATAAAGGGAGACTGGAAGTCAGACCCGAACTCGCCTAACTCACTTTCCCGTAAGAAGTGGCGTTGCAAAGGAAGTAAAAGCATGAAATGATGTTACCATGAAGACACCAAAGACCAAATCCGCCAAGCAAGCGAAAGTAGCAAAAACAATGGGCGAATATAAGGCTGGTACACTCCATGCGGGCCGAGACCCCAAGGGGCCGCGCAAAGCACCCGTGGTGAAGAGTCGCAAACAAGCTGTGGCAATTGCCATGTCGCAGGCTGGGATGTCCAAGAAGCGCAAGTAATCTATGAAAGCCAAAATGATCAAACGAGCGGATGGTTCCATGTCCAAGCGTGGAATGTGGGACAACATCCGTGCCGCTAAAGGTTCTGGCAAGAAGCCAACCAAGGACATGCTCAAGCAGGAGCGAAAGATCAAACGCGCCGAGAAGCGCAAGTAACATGACACCACTACCAAAACCAACGATACAACAATCCGTAGAAGCACTCTCCGACCGCGACGAGTACAAGGCAATCATCCAGTTCATCCGCGACGAGCGCGAGAAGTTCTTCGGTGACCTTCGCCTGTGCGAGTCCAGCAATGATGTGATGAAGGTCGCGGGGTCTATCGCCGCGCTAGATGAGTTGCTAGGTGTTCTAGGTTGACACTGGCTATCTCCCAAATTACATTTCAGCAGGAAGTTTGTTTCATCTTCCGTTCATTGTTTCATTGGTTTGGGAAGGTCACGGGTTTCATCCCCGTGGCCTTTCTTTTTGAACCTTTAAGCAATACTTACAAGTTGAGCGGTTAAGCAGGGCTTAATATGTGGAAATATGCGACAATTAGGACGGTTTTCGTACCTTTTCTGGTACATTAGCACATACCATAACTCCCGGCATTACTCGGAAGGCTTGCAGGCATAGTTCGCCCATTACAGGCTAAACTATGCTTCATACTCCCGTATATTCTGCGGAAAGGACGACATACACACCAGCAAGGCTGGAACCAAGGATAGCAGAGGGTTGAGGCTGTAAGGCTGCGTCAAACTCCTTGATCGTTCACTCTATTTAGCTGCGCCGCAAATTCGTCAAGCGCAGTACCCTGTGAGACTCTTACCTAGGTTTCGTGCGGTCGTTTGAGCGTTCCTCGATTCCTTAGCTATGTCACCAGCACTTTGGGTAAAAACAAAGGGACTGGCCGAGGAGTTGGATACTCGACCAGTCCCAGAAGATCCATTGCTCTACGCGCCGGAGGGGTGAATGGTGACGATGATTCCAACTCCCGTCGAGCGCAATCTTACTCTGGGTTTCACCGCAAGTCAACCCACAAATTACCCGCCAAAATATCCGCATTCGTGGCGTGGATTTCCTCCGACCTTTTCTCCGACATTTTCTCCGACCTTTTCTCCGACGATAACGCAAAAACACCACACGATTTGCGTCAGAAATACTACCCATTATTTCTTACGTATAGTTATCCACATATATCCACACCTATATGCCCCCATTGTTGACATATATTAAGTCCCTCCACATTGCTAGGTCATCGCCGCCGCCGGGCGTTAACTGGTGTCAAAAACATGAATGTGCAACCGCAGGCTATCGAGGGAGCCGAAAACCCCTTGTCTAATAACATATCCTTTGAAGATTTAATCGCTCAGAGGACTCAGAAGTACTCAGAACCAGAAGCTGAAGCTGAAGTTACTGAGGAGGATTCTTGGGAAGAGGAAGAGACTCTGGAGCCAGAGGCAGTTTCCGAAGAACAGGAAGAACCCGAAGACGACGAAGTAGAAGACGAAGGAGAAGAGGAACAGGAAATTGACTTGTTGTCGCTAAACCCTGAAGAGATTCAAGCGTTAGCCAAAAAGAGCAGGAGCCGTTTGCTACACCGTGTGGGTGAGTTGACGGCACAAAAGAAAGCTCTTGAGGAAAAGCTGAACTCGCAGGCCGAAACGAAACCACTGCCAGTTATCCCAGCAGAGCAAAACCCCTTCCGTGACATTGATAGTGTCGAAGGTTTGAAGGCAAAGTTCGCTGAACTGGAGAAGGTCGCGGAGGAGACCGACACAATCCTTGAAGAGCACGAAGACTATGGTGCAGAAGACATCATCGTCCTAGGCGACAAGGAGTTTACCAAAAAAGAGATTCGTCGGGCCAACCGCAATGCGCGGGAAGCCATGGCAAAATACCTCCCAGCCCAGCACGCAGAACTCGCAAAGCGAGGACAACGCGAGCAGGCACGGGAACACTTCACCGGGTTGATCCCGCAGGAAGTCCCAGAGGTTGCCGACGAGGAATCCGAAATTGGTAAACAATACAAGGCACTCCTAGCTGATCCACTGGTCGAAATGGTTAACCTGCATGTTCCAGACCTCGGGCCGCAACTCCCGTACATTTTGGCACACGCAGTCAGATCAATTCATCGGAGCAATAAGACCAAGAGCGCGGCGAAAGCAGCGGGAACTATTTCCAAGGCCAAAGTGGCTGGAACCCCGTATGGTGCTGGAGCGGCGAAGTCTGGTGTTAAGGCTGCGAAAAAGAATGCCGATCAAGCCTATCAGAGGTTTCAGACTTCACACTCTGTGGAGGATTGGGTTGCCGCCAGAGTTGCCCGCATGAGCAAATAATCTAACTAAATAACTATTATGGCTATTTCAACCACATATCAACCGAATGCCCCCCAAGTCAAAACTGGCGTTGGTTCGGCAATCAGCAACCGCGAAGACCTCAGCAACGAGTTGACGCTCCTCGCCCCCGAAGAAACCCCGCTCCTTAGCCTCTGCGCCAAGGGCAAAGCAACTGGCACTTATCGTGAGTGGACGGTCGATACCCTCGCCGCCCCTTCGTTCGATGGTATCGGTGAAACGCAAGATGTTAACGCTTTCGACGACCAGTTCTCTGGCCGTGGTCGCCTTGGCAACTATGTTCAGAAGTTCCGCGAGACCTTCCTCGTTTCCGACCTGCAAGAAGCCGCTAACTCTGTTGGCCCGGCCAACATCGCTCAGGCCGAAGCAAAGGCCATGCGCCAACTCAAGCGTTCTGTCGAAGCCGCGATCAACTCGGACAACGACAAGAGCGTTGAAGATGGTGCTGGTAGCAAGTACAAGCTCCGTGGCCTTGGCGACTGGCTTGACTCCGCTGGCCCATCGGATGTGCCTGCTGCTTATCGTACCCCTTCGGATTCGATTCTTACCGCATCGCCTAACGAGACGACCTTCAACAACATCATCGCTTCGATCTTCACGGTCAATGGCGAGGCCAACAACCTCACCCTCATCGCTGGTGTTGCTCTCCGCAAGGTGATCAGCAACTTCACCCGTTCGTCGGCCGCTGCTACCTCGGAAGCCGTTTACACGGTCAACCAAGATGCAACTGCCAAGAAGGTGACGCACGCTGTTACCCTGTACGATTCCGACTTCGGCATCGTGAACATCATCAACGCAAACCCTGCCTGTATGCCAGCCTCTACCCGTGGCTATGTTGTCAATCCGAAGTACCTCGGTTTCGACACCTACATCCCGATGGGTTCGACCCGCCTTGAGAACCAAGGTGCTGGCGAGCGTGGTTATGTTGACATGGTTGGAACGCTTGTCTGCAAGCACCCCGGCGCACACGGCAAGATCGCTTACTAATCATCAACTAAACACTAAAGAAAGGAAATTATATTATGCCTATCCTCGGAAAACTCGCCAACAACGAAGTACCTGTTGGTTTCACCCACTACGCATCCATCACCGCTGCTGAAGCTGTGGCTAAGGGTGCTGGCAACCAGTTCACCATCGGCAGCGTCCCTCCGGGCGGTATCGTTGATGCCTGTGCTGTGTTTGAGAAAGTAGCCTCCAGCGGCACTTCCACCGATGTCACTCTTGATGTCGGCGTGACCAGCGGAGACCCTGACGATTTTATCGATGCCCTCGACATTGATACCCTTGTCAAGGCCGCCTACAACACTGGTGATGTTCTCATCACCTCTGGTGCGAACTACTACATCAACAACACCGCATCGGCAGTGCCGATCCTTGCTGAGTTCAACGGAACGCTCACCTCTGCTGGTCTTGCGACTGGCGAGTGGGTGATCTCGTACACTCTGCGCGAATCAGGCGAAGTCCTGTAATCATAATTTGGGTGGGGGAGTTCTATCCTCCCCTGCCCATATTTTTACCCAAACCATGATCATTAAACCTTCTGAGGACGAGATGACCGCTGCGGTAATCCGCGAGCTTTGCTCAGGTCGTCAACTCATGGAGACGAAACAAAAGTTCCGCGAGATTGCTGCCGCTCAAGAAGCTGACACTCTCCGCAACAAAACAAATAGTGCGCTGGGAAAGGCAGTAGCTGTCATTCCATCGCATGAATACTTTCTTATTCGGAACAAGTATGGTGAGGACGCATGGCACGACCGCGAGTTTGTGCGCGACTTCCAGAAGTTTCATCCAGAACTTTCCCCTAACGCCATCTGATGCAGACCAGAACCTACGCCGACCTATTCTCGCTAATACAAGCCCTGTGTGGCGTGGTGTTCGCCAGCAGCGAAACTGGACGCATTAAGGCACTCATTAACCGCAGGGCGCAGAGGGCGTACCGCTCAAGCAACTACTGGACACGCTTCCTCAAGATTGGAGAAGAGCGTTACCTTTCGAGCGACCCTATTGCCGCAACCGCTATCGTGGCAGACAGCGGCTACTTTATCGCAACCGTTGGTGACACCGACTTCACCGCCATTGGTTCTAGCGCAAACACGGTTGGAGAGTATTTCGTCGCTACTGGTGCTGGAACTGGCACTGGCACGGCTCGCCCAGCCCTTGGTTATATCCCATACACGGAGACTGGCAAGAGCAGCGTGGATACCTTCCTGCGCTTCTTTAAGCAAGCCCCGTACATTGCCTCCTCCGTGCAGGAGTTTGATTTCACCGTGACCGCTGAAGGCGCGACTCTGGTGGCTGGCGACCTTAACCCATCTACCGCATTCCTTACCTACAAGGCGCAGTTTGCAGATACCTATGGTGATGGTGCTGGTGAGACATCCAGCGTCCCAGCAGAGTGGTTCCAGTACCTCGCTCACGGCACATACGCCGACTACCTCCGTGCTGAAGGACAGCAGGAGAAGGCAGCACTTGCCGACCAAGAGGCTGAAGCACTACTCACGGAAGAGCTAATCCGCCTCGACGAGAATCACACAAGCGGCTTTGTGAGCAATCGCGTCCGCACAAACGCTAACATGCAACTTCGCTGGTAATATGCAATATGTCCTAGGAAACATGCTCAACGGAGGCGGTGGTCTTAACCCAGATGGCCTTGCCCTAGACCTCCAGTTCGCGTTGGACAAGACTCTGACTGCGAGGAAAGGCCCAACGCCAACATTCACCCGCGCGAGTAGTGCAACATTCGTGGGGAGTAATGGGCTGATCCAGACTGCTGCAGTCAATTCCCCCCGCTTCGACCACGCCTCTGCTGGCGTGTGCCGTGGGTTGCTGATCGAGGAGTCGAGGACTAATGTCGCGTTGTATTCTGGAGCTTGGGTTGGTGGTACAGGGTGGTTGTTAGCTCAAACCACTTCAGTCGTAAGTGGGACTGGGCCAGATGGCAACAATGCTTACGAGATTGCAGAGGACTCCAGTCTTAATGTGCATAGCATCCTTAATACTGGAAGCACAACTGGAGCCTTTGCAACCTCTGTTGTTTCTGGGACAACTTACACGGGTTCCGTATTTCTAAAGAAAATAGCGGGAAGTGTTGATTGGGTGCAGGTAACCATGGGGGCGGCTGGCTTTGGAGCGGCGCAATATGCCAATTTCGACCTGTCAACAGGTCAAGTAGGAAACTTTGCTGGGCTTGCTAGTGGAACATCGCCGCGCATTGAAGCGTTTGCTAATGGTTGGTACAGGTGCAGCATCTCGGTAACAGCGATTATTACCACGACAATATCTCCATCGGTTGTTGTTTTGTTAACTAACAATACTAACGCGACAACTCGCGCCCCAGTTTATAATGGGAACACTGCCAACAAGTTCCTAGCCGCTATGGCCCAGTTTGAAACAGGCTCCTTCGCCACCTCCTACATCCCGACCGTGGCATCGTCCGTGGTGCGCAGCGCGGATGTGTGTAGTATTACGGGGGCGAACTTTACGAGCTTTTACAACCCAACTGAAGGCTCATTGTTCACATCAGCAACATTCTATGCGCCAGCGGCATATACAGCAAGCCAGATGCTGGTTGATATAAATGACACCACTACAGCAAATAGACTTAGATACTTTAGAAGTGCTAGTACTGGAACTGCCAGTTTCGCTAATACATCAAATTCATCTGCCAATGCTTCGATTACATCTGCTTCGGCAATCCAACCACTAGCAACAAGCAAGTATTCCGCTGGGTTCAAGCTAGACGATTACGTGTTTTATCTAAACAACGCGCAAGTTGGGACAGATAATTTGGGGGCCATGATCATCTCGCCTACTACCATGACTATCGGTGACGCTAGTGCTGGATTCTCTAGGTCGTACGCCAACGGAACCATCGCCGCCATCCGCTACTACAAAAAACGCCTAACAAACGCGAAACTCCAAGCCCTCACGGTATGATCGACTACCTGCTTAAATTCCCCGACCGCACCATCGCAGTCATGTTCGGACTGCAGAATGGATTTGCGACCATCGACGAGGACGGCAACGAGCAAATCACCCTCGCGTCCCATGAGTACGCGCTCCACATCATCGGTGAGCATAATGGCTCGGACTGGTGGGTGCTGTTCCGCGATCTGGTCGGCATTCCTATTCCCGAAGGCGGCGAGCAGTTCATCTACTGGGCATCCGACTGGACAGTCGAGGATGACGCTGGCAGCGAGATCTCCATTCCCAGACCAGAATTTAACCCCGATGTCCCAAATGTTTTTTGGGCATAATCTCAACACATAATACACATATGAAAACTACCGCACTCGGTATCCTTACTATCGTTGCAACGCTCGCTAATGTTGGCGTTCAAGTCCTCAAAGGTGGCGCACCCGACTTCATGGGCGCATTTGCCGCTGTCACCGCAGGAATCGGCCTCATCAAAGCTCGCGACAACAAATGAGCGCAGACTCAGCACGGGACGCAGCACACGGCATTGTGGGCAGCGTAGTACCAGTTCTTGGCCTAGTGACCTCCCTACAGGAGCAGGTCGAGTGGGGGATGCGTGTGACCTCGCTTGGAATCGGCATCATCGTAGGCTTGATTTCTGCGTGGCAACTGCTTAAAAAGCGGTGAGTAGGTCAAGGTGGTCTTGACCTATGGTGTAACATTCAACCATATGCAATACCACCAGATCATCGAGTTGCAGAAGAGGATCGGAACTACCCCAGACGGGTTCTGGGGAGAGAAGTCCGTAGCCAAGTGCAAGGAATACCTGCGAGGCCTCATGCCCAAGGATCACCCTTGGCCCACATCCGACCAAGCGTCTCTCACCAAGTTCTACGGACGGGCCGGAGACGAGAGTATGCTTGTCAACCTAGCCGTAAGCGACCTAGGTGTGCGCTATGACGGCAAAGATGTTAAGACTATCCGCTGCCACCACAAGGTTGCTCCAAGCCTTCGTAGGATTCTGGAGAACATCGCCAAAACCCCACACGCTTGGGTGCTTAAAGAGTACGCTGGGGTGTTTAACAACCGACCAATGAGAGGTGGCTCCCTGCCCTCCCTGCACGCTAGGGGTGCTGCTATTGACCTCGCGCCATCCACCAACGGCAACCGCGAACATTGGCCTTCACGCTCCAATATGCCTATTGAAATAATGGAGATTTTTGCCAAAGAGGCTTGGCTACCAGCAGGAGCTTTTTGGAGCCGAGATGGGCAACATTTCCAAGCCACGCGATGAACATTCCCAAGCATATCCATATCGGTGGGTTGCGCGTGAAGATAGCGATTGTCGAGAATCTTGAAGATTTCGGTAGTTTTTCGCTTGACGATCTCACGATAAGCCTTAGGAAGGGTCACATCAAGGAGATGACTGACACCCTGCGCCATGAAATGATGCACGCCGCCTTCGCAATTGGAGGCATAGCGCATTGCAAACCTTTCGAGGAAGTGGAGGAAGGTGTTGTGCGTTGCCTTGACCATCTGTTTTTCCCGGCTTGGGGAAGACTCCAACAAACCAAACAAACAAAACAATGAGCTACAAAAAGTTCCTCGTCGCTGCTGACAATCACGGCAGCCTAGTCTGCGAGCAGGCTAAAAAGAAGATACTAGACTTCGCTAAAAGCTGGAAGCCACACTACCGCATCCACCTTGGTGATTTCATCGACCTTGCCCCACTCCGCAGAGGTGCTTCCTCGGAAGAGCGTGCAGATGGCATAGCGGACGATGTGATGATGGGCATGGATTTCCTTCGGGAATTTAAGCCTAACTACCTCACCATCGGGAATCATGATGATCGCCTAGCACTGCACTCCACAAGTTGCTCTGACGGCATGATCCGCGAGAGGTGTGCCACTCTATGGCAAGAAATCGAGGACGAGTTTAAGAAGCTCAAGATCATCACTTGTCCATACCATGTGAGCAAGTTCCTCATGCTTCCAGAAGGTGGTCCAAAGTTTATCCACGGGTTCCGAGCCACCATGTACCCAGCTCGCTCTCATTACGAGAACTGGGGGCCATGCATTCATGGTCATGTCCACAAGCCAGATGTCTATGTGGGTCGCCATGTGGACGGACAAGCGGCATTCTCCGTTGGGTGTCTTGCTGACATTGACCAGCTATCCTACGCCGACCGCACCCCTGCTAAACTAGCGTGGCGTAACGGATTCTTGTACGGCATGATCAACGAAAAGACAGGAGCATGGCAAGCGTGGAATGTCATCAAGGAGGGTGACGACTGGATTTCCCCAATGGGCATCCTGTAGCCGCACGCCAACATCAAACCAATGTATCCGAACGACAACAATGAAAACGAAACAAGCACTGACCGCATTAGAAGCACTAGAGGAAGCGATCCGAATTACTGGAGCGCAGGAGAAACGCCGCGACGATGAGTTTACGGCGCAAGAGTACGCAGATAAAATCCAAATGGGGATACACGCATCTCGTCGCATGCTTAATAACGCTGTTAAAGATGGTAAACTCGTTGTCCGCAAGACAA